AATATTTATGTTTGCTGTCGCCTATCGTAACATAGTCGCCTTCGTGACCTCCTTCAGGAAATTTCTCCCACACATCACTTATTGTATCAAACTGACCTAGAAAATTTATTTCCTGATTTGTAATGGGTGTATCAGAATTGCCTGACTGTTCTGTAGAGATATTCTGAGATGATTCTTGCGTTTCAGTTGAAGTGGTGTCAGATGAAGAGGTATCAGCAACCCCGACCCATTTGTCCTGATATTTATCCCATTCATAGACCGTGGCTCCAATCGTAGCATAATCACCCTCTATTCCACCTTCAGGATGTTTATCCCAAAGAGCAGAAACGGTATTATAAGTTCCTATGTTATTGATTCTTGACATTATCTGATTAAATCTTTAAAAAAGCCTCTGCTGTATTTTCAAGACTTTCTAAATTCTTGCTGTCATCAAAGTAAGCTAAGGCAGTTAAATAGGCCGTAAAGTATACAACAGAACGATAGCAGAGAGTACTTATATCTATGGTCTTCTTTCCGTCAGTTTCAGTAATAGAAGGTATTGCAAGATAGGATGCCTGTCTTACAAATACAGAAGACCCTGCCGTAGAAGAATAGAATTCAAGTGCCAGTTTAGTTGGATACCTGCATATTGCAACAACAGGCTTTTGAGGATTTCCGCGGATACCGGGGAAGCGGCTTGACTGCAATGCATAAAGTGGATCTACATCCGTGATTACTTTGCCGGAGCGTGACCAGTCGCTCATTCTGAATATAACAAGGCGCATAAAGTCCGCTGGCAAATCGATCTCTCCCATGCCTACACCTACAGCACTTTTCCAATTAATAGTACCTATGGGCAAGGAAACAGCATTGTCAATCAAGGAAATTGGTGCTTTCGTCTCGGCAATCTTGGCAGCATCAATAATTTTACTCTCAATAATATCATTAAGACTTAGAGTATCAATATCTCCAAGATTGGCAAGCTGTGTACTGATCATGTTCTGATCCAGAGCTACACGGACATCTTTCTTAATATCATCAACGTTGTAACTCATAGACTAATCCTTAAAGTCCCATGAAGACAATATTTTCGTTTTTTGCGGCATTCTCTATCTGCTTCTTATCCTGAAGGTCGCCGGCCTTGTAGCCAAACTTCTCTACCAGATAATCCTTGGCATCGGCAATGCTCTCTACCTCAACGATATTTCCGTCTGTTGATTCTGATGTGCTTTTAGCATCAGCATCTTTTTCATCAGTATCTGATGATCCGGCTTGGTCCGTAGTAGCCACCTTATCTGCTGATTTCTGTGTGACAGGTGCTGATACCTTTGCCTTGTGGTCAGTAATATCAAGGACTTTTTCAATATGGATTACACCTTCCTTGAAATATACACTCTGTTCTATACCAAATTGAATAATAGGGTTCTTTGTCGTGAAAGAGGCAGGAATCCTGCCGGATCCTGATGTAATTCCATGTAAAAATGGTATCTGCATTTTACGATTCCCAATTTTGATCATTGGCAACCATTCCATTTTACCATTTACACCATATGTTTTCTGTTTCATAGCTTTATTTTTTTATTAAAAAATGGGAGTAGTTAATACTACCATTAACATACTCCCTTTTTATATGAATACTTTTGCCTGTTTAGAGATCAATATCTCCTGTATATTTAGTCCAAACGCCCTTCGCGTCTTCTACTTTATAGAGCCATAGCTCGCCCTTCTTGGCATCAGCGCTGATACCCGGACAATCTACTACTAAGAGATATATAGTGCCATCTTTAAGGTCATTACCTGCAGGTGCATCAGTCTTGGACCACAATTCATAGCCGGTAGCATTCTCTGCTTTTGCCTTACCCTCACAATTGATAAAGATATGGCAGGATCCTTTGAGTGCAAGAGCATCCCACTCGATGGTGGTCTCTCGTGTAGCCTCATGCTCTTCTACCTTTTCAGAATCGCTGTGCTCTGATGTACGGGTATAATGTACAAGGCGGTTAGCTCCTAATATAGCAGCACTATTGCTATAGCCTATTTTATCCAAAGTTGCTTCATGCTTGAAGTCGAAGTCTCCAAATACAGTGTGGAAATTGGTAATCTTCCAGCCTAAATTGTTTGTATCAACCGTAATTTTGACCTCCGGGTGTTTACTGAAATCAATACACTGAATATTTTCAAGGAAGTTTTTACCACACAGACAAATTGCCTGATCCGGAACATCTTCGCCGGTAAAGAACATTTTTGAAAGAGCAATAAACTCTTCGTACGTCCATGCTCCGGAATGCATCAGTTCGCGTTTGATCTGCCAGCGTACCCCTTCGGTAAAATATACGGTTTGATAACCTGTTTTCTCATCCTGTACAGGCATTTTTCCTCTACGGCCAATCCATAAAGTACGGTTTGTAGCTCTCTTGAACTTACGAATGGCACGCTCAGCTTTTACAGCTTCATCGAACGGTATTCGTTTTTTCTGGGATGAAAAATAATCGGACATGATCTGTGTAAAGCCACGCTTCTGAAGCACTACTTCTTCAGGAACCGGATTAAAGCTGTCTGGTGGAACGACTTTCTGGGTTTCATGCAATGCATTGACGCAGATATCACAAACAGAACCTGCAGGGATAGCTGGGACAGTACAATATTCATCTGTCTTAGTGGTACGAGGACCATTAACTGCACGGACAATTGGGTTGCCTGAAGCCTGGTCACGACCGGTAACATATAGTTCCAAATCTTCTCCCGGAGTTTTTGCAGAACCATCCATAGTATAGCCATCTACATTACGGACATGGAGAGTAGCATAAGTCTGTACCAAATTCTTCTGGTTAGCTTCCATTGGAAGAATAAAAGAATTATTGCCGGTATTGACTGCTACCTCTGCGTTAGTTGTAAAGGAAGAGACTTCCTCGTCAATCATATAATGCTGAACGATTGGAGACTTTACCGGAACGTTTTTAGACTTAAGCATCAGGCCCATAAGTGGAGTGTCATCGCTCTCGAACTTAAATAATTCGTCATCGATGTCAACCTCCATCAAATTACCGGCACCGATACCACCGGTAGCTGCTGCTACTCCATCAACCGTTGTTGCCTGTCCCGGTTGCTGGGTTCCCTTTCCTGCAGAACCTGGAGTGGTCGTAGGCGTAACTGTTGCTGTGTTTACTTCTTCACTCATAACTAATGAAAATTTAAATTTAATATTCTTGTTTTATTCTATTCTATGATGTTTCCGGGTCCGATACCGCCGGTAGCTGCTGCTATGTCGTCTACAGTCGTTGCCTGTCCCGGTAACTGTGTCCTTAACCCGGCACTTCCCTGACAGGGCATTGGTGCCTTTGCTTCCTTAAATATTTCGCCTTTAAGTGTCATAGCTAATATTTTTAATAGTTTACTTTGCAAGTTTTGCAAGATCAAAGACACTTGTAGGACGTCTTTTCTGTGGACTAGGAGGTATATTGTTCTGTCCGTCAAGTTGTGCAGTACCGTCACCTTTTCCCTTTTGTTTTAGCTTTTCGTCAATTTTGGCATTGCGTCCTCTGATCTCTCCGGCCTGGTCAGCTTCAATAACATCATCATCATGGTGTACGGCTTTGCGAGCCATTTCAATTGTTTCAGGGGTAAACTTTCCCAGAACACCGTCATCAACAATTTTAATAAGAAAAGCCATGACATCATCAATCTCGGAATCTTCCAGCTTATTTTTACTCTGCAAATCTGAAAGATACTGAAGGGTATCCTTGATGTTCTTTTCATACTCGTCATTAAGTTTCTTGGACTGCTCAACACGAGTCACGTAATCCTTATTGGCTTCAGCAATTTTGTCAAGCATTTCAGGATTGTCGATAGCGTCTTTGAGCTCAGGACCAAAACGACGGATAAGTTCTATTGTCGGGTCTTCGCCATTCTTCCATGCCGTAATAAAAGAAGCACTGCGTGGATCTGACGTGAACATGTCCGAAAAGGATTTTTCCCTACCTTGATACTCTCCTAATTTTTTATCGTAATCGTCGAAATCATCGGAAAGTTGACCGTAAAAGTTCTCATCGTCTGAAAAATCCTTATCAGGATACTTGGTATGTAAACGATCTTTTAAAAGATCATGTTTACTTTTTGTTGGAGCCGTAACTTGGCTATTCTCATCTGTTTTCATATTCGATGGTGTTATTCTTTATGATTATGCCACAAATGTAGTATTAAAAAATGTGGTTTATGTTTTATCTATTTACACTTGTCCTGTATTAAATTTGTGCTATAACGAAACCTATAAAACGATTGTCAGTGAAGAACTTCGGATGCACATTTGAATATGAAAAAGAGAGAAATGAAGACCTTATGAGAGCTTATCATGAGGATATTTCCAAATGTAAATATATACGTCTGAAAGATGTATGGAAGCGTGTCTCCTGTATGCCGTCATCACGTTTTTGGGTAAGTGAGGAACGAGCTGCAATTGTAGTTGGGAAAATGATGCGAGGTGACAATATAGCAGGCATGCGACCCTTGAAGAGAGAGATGTTTGCTGAGATATTCCACCGAGTACAGCATATACAAAAAGAACATACAGACTATTCCATTGCTAAATGTACATTTTTTGCGGTTAATTCTCCGGCTCCAAAATTCTATATGACACCATTGTCTATTCGGGTAACAATCTACAAAATACGCAGAGACTGGAAGAAAAAGAAAAGTATGAAGGTATAATAGGCATGGAAAAAATTATCAACAAGAATACTATCATCAGTAAGATACTTCTCACAAATGAAGAACGTGAGAAACTGATGTATGCTTATTTCAATCCTGTAACCGGTGAAGGTTCTATATTGGAACGAAGCAAAGTGGAAATTTCAGATTTCCCCATGCGGGTACAATACCTTCCTAAAGAAATGATGAAGGTCCCTCTTGTCAAGCTTCTTATTAAAGCTGGATCCTTAAAGAAATTCTATGAAAGCAATCTGGCTAAAGAAGGTGATAATGGATATGATGATGACACCAAGCAAACGATTATAGATGAGTTTGTGCGTACTCGTTTTCGTTATGACTTTTGTTTTTGGGCAGCTACCATGGTTTTTATTAAGGCCAAAGGCGGTGGTGATGATTGCCGGTTTCGGCTTAACAGGTGTCAGAGGCGTTTGGTCACTGCCTTTGAGCGCAGACGCATTGCCGGAAAACCTATCAGGATCATATTACTTAAAGCCCGACAATGGGGAGGATCTACTTGTACACAGATGTATTTTGCCTGGCTGCAACTTATTCATAAAGTAGGATTGAATTCTTTGATTGTATCGCATGTTAAAGATACTTCTATAGAAATTCTGGATATGTTTGACCGTATGCTGAAACATTATCCGGTATCACTTTTGCATGATCTTGGTGACAGTTATACTGAAAAAGAAGATAAATGGACTGGTGTAGGTAATTCAGGAAATATCCATAGAATACCACAACGTAACTGTAAGGTAAAAATAGGATCTGCCGAAAAGCCGGATTCTGCACGTGGAGGTGACTATAACCTTGTGCATTGTTCAGAAGTGGCCCTATGGAAAAAGACAGAAGGAAAGTCACCTGCAGATATTGTACGTTCGGCCTGTTCCGGAATCCTTCTAAAACCATATACCATGATTGTTTATGAAAGCACGGCCAATGGTGTAGGAAATTTCTTCCAGATTGAATATGATGCAGCTAAAAATGGCAAGTCTCAATTTGAGGATATGTTTGTTGCATGGTACGAGATAGAACAATACGAAATGCCTTTTGCTAACAAGGATGAACGTGCGGACTTTGCCATTGAACTTTATAAAAACAGAGAGAATGGAAACACGTTCTCTGATCGTGAAGAATCCGGAAAATATCTTTGGTGGCTGTGGGAACGTGGCGCATCCCTGGAAGCTATACACTGGTATATTGAAGAACGCAAGAAATATACAGACCATGGACAGATGGCCTCGGAATATCCTTCTGACGATATAGAGGCCTTTGTCAATTCTGGTGCCAGAGTATTTGACCGTTATAAAGTAGAAAAGTTCCGTAAAGGTTGCCGTAAGCCTCTTTATGTAGGTGATGTTTATGGAAAAATGAATAAAGGCAAGGATGCACTTAAAGGTTTATGTTTCAGTGAAGACAGTCAGGGATTATTATGGATATGGAATAAGCCGGAAGCTGACGGCAGTGAAAGCTACATTAAAAACCGTTATCTGACCGTTGTTGATGTAGGAGGCAGAAGTAATAAGGCGGACTGGTCCGTAATTGTTGTCTTTGACCGTCTTTTTATGAAAGACGGGGATAAGCCTGTAGTAGTGGCACAATGGTATGGCCATATTGATATTGACCTTCTGGCCTGGAAGGCGGCGCAGATTGCAGCATATTACAACAACAGCCTGCTGGTTATAGAAAGCAATACACTGGAAACAAAGGATAGAGACCGAATCGTAGACGGTGATCAGTCTCTTTTTATTCTTAATCAAATCAAAGGTGTATACACAAATCTTTATGCACGCCGTCAGTCAGAGGATGAAATAAAAGAAGGTGTGCCTGTGAAGTATGGTTTCCATACGAATGTTTCTACCAAACCGATGATTATATCTACATTGATAGAAGTCATCCGTGAGCATAGTTATGTTGAACGTGATGAAAGGTGTCTTGATGAATATTTATGTTATGAACGCAAACAGAATGGTGCTTTTGGTGCGATTATCGGCAAGCATGACGACCTTTTAATGACAAGAGCTATTGGACTGCATATTTGTTTCTTTGAAATGGAACTGCCGAAAGTGGTTAAATGCAGTAGCCGTATCATTAAGGCTCGAAGAGCTATATCTGCAGCAACTATAGGATGAAAAAAGGGAGATTCTATGATCAAAGAATCTCCCTTAACAATTACAAATACCCTATTACAGAACTTAGGCTGCCTGGTGTCCGGATGCTCCTGAAAGCATAGTATAAGCCTTATTAACAGCATCTTGATTCCCGGATTGGGAAACCTGCTGTTGTAGTTCTGGTGATATAGGCTGAGGTGTCTGGCCTTGCTGAACACTTTCCTGTTGACTTTGTATGCTCTGTAACAGTTCATCAGCAAAAGGAAAATCACCATTTTCCAAAAGCTGCTGCAAGGATATTTGTCCGGATTGCCATATTTGCATAAGAAATTGATTGGCCATCTGCCTGTATGCAGGCGTTGAAGAGCTTTCAACGATAGATAAATCAAATTCAACATCACAAATCTTATCTGGATCATATTGTATTTCACTGCCACTCTTACCTGAGATATTTATAATGCGTTTCTGATCATAATACTGTTGCATATTCTTGACGTCCTTATAGGCTCCGTCTATGACAAAAGTAGAAAAGCTTTCAAGAATATCAAGAAGCGTCATCGTCGCATTTTGTGTTTGCTGAGAATAGAGGTCGGCACTCATACCTGAATAGCCGGGCTTGCCTTGCAAACTACCGTTGACACCGGAAATGTCTTCAACCAGCTTCAGCTGTAATTGCAATAGTTCTGATATGCCTATATTCGTTGCATTATTGGCCACTTGTTGTGGCATCTTCGTATTAGGACTTGATTTGACCATAATGACGCCGTTGAAACGAGCCCATTCATCAGCAATATCTTCGATACCCATACTATCAGGTATGCAATCTTCAGGAAAAAGAAGTACACCCTTAGCCGATGCACGCATAATCCAATCGTACATGGTGATAAGACGATTGATGTATCTTTGCTGGTCGATAACATCAGATACAAAGCTGTGTATTTCCCCATCAATAAAAGGATACGCCTTAAATACATACGGATGGCCTTTATGTGCATAGGGTGTTTCTCCTTCTTTAAGAATATCACCTAATGGAGTAAGATAGTAATAATACCAATAACTGTCAACAAACCATTTAGCCTGGATAAGAGGTATCTCATTTTGATCCATTCCTTCTGCGAGACCTTGTTTAAGTCGTGCTTTGTTTACGTTTATTACCTCTTCCTGATATTGATCTTCCTCTATTTTGAAAATTTCACCGTTATTATAGTCATGGCACCGATAGCGTGCTTTTGTTTCTTTGCGCCATATCTCAATGACACGACAGCGGGAAGGATCAGGATTAAACAGAAAATCATAGCTTTTTGGGCGTGCGTAACCAAACTGCTCACAGTTTAAAGATAGAGCTTCTTGGTCGTGGGCGCTATCATATATTTTTCTTAGACGGTCATAATCAGCCGGAGTTTCTGCAAATTGAGAGCAGAGGGTGCCAAAATCCACATCATGTATTTCTCCCAGAAGGCTGACATCCCACCCACGAAAATCACGCATATTATTGTCAATAAAGAAATTATTGGGCTGGACATAGTCCGTCCAACAATCACATTTGTTGTTTCTCCAGCCAAACCATTTCCGATGCACGATAAACCCGGAAATAAGAAATTCTTCCATAGAACGTGCATACATATCATTCATACGGTTTAACTGCATATTGCATTGGAGAACCGTACTCATAGTCTCACCTAGCTTCTGCTCATCCCGGTCTCTTGCCGTACACGTAGGCTCTTTGTTCTGGCTTCGGTATACGCCTAAAATCGTATTAACAAGTTTGCGGATAACATTATTTTTTAAAGGTACACTACCCTGTTTCATGATGTATTCTGATTCCGTCATGTGATGTCCGTCTACAAAAATCTCATCATCCCATTGGTGTCCATAGGTATACCGCTTGTTGCGTTCACGCTCCCTTCGGAAACGATTCATGTTATCCCATGCATGCTGGGCTTGCATAAGCAAATCAATTGCCCGTCCATTTCCTTTGCTTTTGGCAGTAGCCACACTGTCAATATCACTTCGCTTTGGCATGACAGCTTTAAGAGATCTCAATTTTTCTTTTGCCATTGTATTTGCCTTTATTGTTAAAGCTTATAATTTTACTTGCAAAGATAGGTAATCAAAACGCTAAGACTACTTTAACTCTTTACCATTGTCACGTACGACCTGGTTAGCTTGTTCTTTCAAATTCCAAATCTGTTGTTCTACAGTAGGATCTTCTATACCGTTATCATTCATGGCCCTTTGTAATTTACTAATTTCGGAATGGAGATACTTAAAGGCCTGCATGTTTTTATATTCATCGCTTTTATAAAGCACATTGAGCTTATCCAGGTACTTCGCTCTGTCCATTGCAGATGTGCCTGCAGCTGATATGATTTTTTTATATCCATTTTCCTGCTGAGTCATCTGCCTTTGTATGTTGAGGTTATCATAAAACTCTTGATTGATTGCTCGCTCATGCGTATGTTTATCACCCGATTTCACCAGACGATTAGCTATAGGTATGTTTCGCCAGTCAAAATTCATTTTTCCAGTCCACATATCTATAGAATTACTAGCTTTATTTAAGAAAGATATAGCGCCACCGAAGTAACCTTCGGCAATACTTTCCACAACTGCAGGGTTGTTAAGGATGTTATCAGCCCACCCCTTTTTGTAATCATCACCTCCTGTTGCTTCGTTGATTGCTTTGGAAAGGTCAACAAGATGTCGATTGGTCTTACTCGGTGCTTTGGTCCACTCCGGCATGTTTTTATTAAATTCATGATCCTTGTAAATAGGAACTCCGGTCCAATCTTTATTACGATAGGCTTGCCATACAGGAGATACAAAACTTGGTACCATATTTGAAACAGGATCAAATCCTTCACCTTCAAGTAAGTCTACAGGAAGTGCTTGTGAAACCTGTTTAGCCATTTCAAGTGCCAATTCACTATTAGAAAGTCTCTCTTTTCCTGTAATGACATTATTGGCAAGTTCTCCCATTCCATAAAGTGTACGGAACTCAACAGGAAGAGGAAGTGATATGTAGCTTTTACCCGGACCTTTGATAATAACATTTGAGCGACGAACATAATCAGGAAGATCGTCATATTTACTATGATCTTTATCATCATCACCATTACCACCGGCACTTCCCATTAAAGCTGGTGCAACGAAACCTAATATGAAATAAGAAGCTGCCAGGGACGAGAATTTTGCCGGATGTTCCTTTGCCGCACGAATAAGGTTTGTAGAACCTTGTACACCAGCATTAAAAAATACGAACATGGTTCGAAACAGTTCGCTGCCACCTGCTGCAAAATTACCAAGTCTGGTTTGACCGGGTTTGCCAAGAAATGTACCGCCGGACCCTTTTTTATTAAAGTTCACACTTATTTCTTTGGCATCATATACACTTCTTTGAATGCTTCTGTTTTCTTCTCGGCTAGTCATGTAAGCTGCAAATCGCGTACAATTCTCTACAGAACGGTTGACAATATCAAATTTGTCTAAAAAAGCCTTAGCCTTATGCAATTGGCTATTATTCAAATCTTTTTGCAGCTTCTTTTTCGTGTTCTCAATATCCTTAATGTTGCTGTAACCAGTTTCACCACCACCACGCATAAAATTATTGAATTCCTTTTCAATTTTATCATTCATATCCAAAGTGTTATGGTTATACTTGTGATAAAGTTTTGCCATAAATGCTGGATTGTATTTGACATAGTTCTTATTGAAATTTACAGCATATCTAGGTTTTTCCTTTACCCATACCATAGAGTTTCCATAAATAGCATCACGGACAAAATTACTGGCAACAAAATCTGGATTACGTGTAGTATAAAAAGCGCTCAACTCTTTATTTACATATTCAGCAGCATTCTTAACAACTCCCCATACACCTGTATAGTCACTGTGTGGATTGGTTAATCCATTTAGAGCCATCGATGCCCGTGGATTAGCATTAATCGTAAGCACATATTCGTGTCCGGCACGTTTAACTACTACTTGATGAGAACTAAGTTCATTATAAAGAAGTCTATAGGGAACGTTCACATTACCACGAATACGTTTAACTTGTGGATCCTCTTTCCCTGATTCTTTTTCCATCTGTTTGTTGAATTCTTCAACAATATCGTTTACCTCCTCTGGTGTAGCATTGTCAGGGATATTGGGGAAAGTTGTTACCCAATCTCCTGTTGCAGGATCTTTTCTTATCCACATATCACTGATACTTACAAGATCACTTGGACGATTTTGAATAAAATTGAGAAATTGTTGCTTCATTAGATTTCGATTCCCCTGTAGTATTGCGCTGTCAGCCATGTTGGCAATGTATGCAAAGGGATTATCTGCTTTACTGCTGCGACCATTTGCCTGCTTTATCGGAGCATTAAAGGCGGATTTTTCATTACGGACATACGCATATACTTCGTCAGCTGTTTTCTCATTAAATCCTCTCAATGGCACATAATAATCATACATTTGATTTATATTATTAAGGGTAGCTTTGCTAATAAGCCCACTTGTATACATTTTCTCAAGAGTTGCCTGCGTCGCATTATGAATAGTTGTATCCAACTGTTTTGTATTATGATTCTTTTCAAACGCATCTACATCACGGTAAGCATCAAAGGTCGCACCACTAACATCGTTATGATTATCGATTTCATCATCATAAAGAGATGTTAATCCACTGTAATCTCTTGCAGAAAGATCTGCGCCAAATTCGTTAGTAGCAATACCATCAAGCTCTTTTTGTTTATGATACCAATCTTTGTCCTGCTGTTCCCGAATATCATTCTTACGCTGATTCCATTTTTTTAACTGGTCTAAATCCATATTACCGGTTTTATGGTCAGTAATAGCACTACGCACTGCCATTTCACGATTACGTTCAATGCCGTGTTTTGCCATTACATAATCGCTGATCTGTTCCATAGAAACACCCTCTTTGTTTTGCAGGTTCCTTAAGGATTTCATCAATGGTGTATAATAATCACGAACATATCTATTAGCTTCATCCTGATCACGTGAAGAAAGTGCATTTTCTGCCATATATGGATTTTCCCAATCTGCAATCTCTTTTTGTCCGCTATGTTTTTGAATAATACCCATAAGTTTTTTAAGACTTAACATACTGTCTTGAAGAGCTTCTTGTACTTGATAACGACTTTTGGACAGTACGTTATCATACTCTTCTCGAAGTCCCTTTACGACATTCCCCAACTCATCATCATCCTTATCACGAAAACGGTCTGTGTCTGCAACATTTTCAGTATCAGCTCCACTCTTAGCATAATTACCTACACCCAGATGATTTTGCGTGGAAATATCTTCTGCTTTATCAAATATATTTTTGTATGGATCCAGGCCTTCCAGATTCTTATAGCTTCGCCAAAGAACATAACGAAGGTCATTATCTGATAGAGCATGCTCCAACTTGATGCCAGCTTTAGCAAGCATATTAAGGAAAAGATTCTTCACTTTTCCCCACCAGCCCTGTTGCATGGCACGTTCAAAGTCTGTATCCTCTGCCAGTGAAGCAAGGTGCTCTTCTGTTGCAATACCGAAATCACCGTTGTACTTTTTCAAAGCAAGGTCCGCAATCTGCTTTCTTACTTCCTCATTAGAATTGATATAGACGTTGTTTAGAAAGTCATTAAAGTGTTGGCCAAAGAGCTTTCTTAAACCATAGTGTGCTACTCCTTCGTGCAATAATGTACGAATGACATCGTCTATTGATGTATGATTTGGCAACACAACAACTATTTTACCGGTCTTTACATCATACCACCCTTTAGCCTTTGCACGTCTGCCTTCAAGATGATCTGTAGATGTCAAAACTGAAACGGTGTTGTCCAAATTAAGTTTATGGGCAAATTTATCTATGGCTGCCTGTGCATTATTTGTTTTCTGTTCTATATGAGCCTGTTGTTCCTTAGTATATTTACCTGTTTCTGGTTTAAGGTATTTGCTCCAAGGTTCAACAATAATTCTGTTCCCATCAGGAGAAATAGAGGAAACATAATTCTCATATTTATTTCTGAAAGCATCAAGCAATTGTTCTTGAGAAGGATAAGTATCATTAAGACCGTCTACAGAATATTCAGTTTTATTTTTATTCCAATCATAATCTTTGTGGATGGCAAAACCTTGGCCGTCATCAAAAGAAATACCTTCACGGTATCGTGTATCATCAGTATTGTCATCATTAGAGAGTTTGGTAGCAGCCTTAACTTCGTCATCCATTTTCGCATATTTGGCTTCTTTTGCTTCGAGTTCGTCTTTCATCTTTTCGTTGTAATCCTCGAATCTATCTTGTGCTTTTTGCAGATCATCAGTAAATTGGAAAGGTTTTCCTTCACGCTTTTCAATTTGTGATAATTCATCCTTTTGACGTTTGATATCGTTTTCAGCATATTCTTTCTGTTCCTTAAAATCATTCCCTGAAAGAACATTCTCTTTTATATCATCAATTGCATTACGAAGATATCCTTGTCTTACAGGAACGTCTTTTAAATTTAGCTCAGGACAACTGTATGTCATTGTGCGATGAATGACATAAGCGAGATTCCCGTTTTTGAATTCCGTTTCCTTTGTAAGAGCTGTATGCATAGCAAAGTCGAATCCATTTACTTTCATCTGTAAAGTGCTAGTACTTTTATCCTCTTCATTACCTTTACGCATGGAAGTCTCCGCTTCTTTCAAATTTTTATTATAGTCTTTGAAAAAATCGGCCATAGCATCAATATTCTTGTATACATGCTTACCAACAGAAATGCCTTCATCAAGTTTTCTGTTTTTTAATTGTTGCAGATTTTTATCGTTAATTTCTATACGAGTCTTGGCATCATTGATAATACCCTTAAGTCTCGGCTTTTGATGATGAATATATATTTGGTCCGCTTCCCATTGCTTTTTCTTTGCTTCTAATTTACGGACTTCACGCTCAGCCTGTTGTTTCAATAGTGCATACTGGCTACCTGATAATTGAGCAACAGTATCTCCAAACTGGTCATCCTCTTCCTCAATAGAACGATTTTCCATGCTATTCTCCATGAGTCTCTTACCATGCATAATACTGTCAGCTATTGCGCCTTTAGTCTTTAATCTTTGATATGCAGTAACATCAAGACTATCTTCTACACCAAATCGAATAACTCTTACCGGCAAGTTCATTGCTTTATGAAGATTCCCTTGGCGCAAAATTCGTCCCATCCGCTGAGTGTAATCCATAGGACGGTTAGGTGCATCCATGTGAATAAGAAGTTTCAAACGTTCTTGGATATTTACACCTGTGCCTAATGTAGATGTACTGCCCATTATAACACGAACATCACCAGCATTAACCTTTGAAAAAATATCCTCTTTCTTTTTAATACTCATGCCAGGACGCATGATAACAATCTGTTCTTCAGGTACACCTGCAGTTATAAGTTTACGTCTAATCTCATCATAAAGATTAAATCCACTTTGCTTATTTTGATAGTTATCAGCAAAAATAGCGCATGTGCCCTTGTAATTTTTAGATTCATCAAGAGCTTTTACCGTCTCTTTAACAGCTGTATTGGTTTTACTATTGGCTTCATCTTCTGCATCTTCCATCACAAGACGTGGATCAATAGCAGCAGCTTTAGCAATACTATACATTTTCAAAGGTATTGCACTGTTTGCACGTTTTTCTTTACCAGACATCTTGTCATATTTATCAAGTTCGCTTCTTACGAATTTCATAACACTTCTTAATGCTCTGGTCTGGGGAAGATAAACATCAGTAGCTTTTCCACCTTCAAGCTCCGGTATCTTTGTTTTTAGATCACTGACTTCATCTGTGAGTACAGTATCACTGGCTCCACTCCAAATACGGACAAGTTCCGGCAGGTTTAAATAGCCAATAAAACGATTGTTATCTTTATATTTACCGCTGGTCGTGAACTCTGTATGCTGGGAGATATTGCCAAAGTTACGTGCAAAATCATCGAAGTAGTAGATATCATATTGTTTCATGACATCGGCAGGCATAAGATAACGCATGAAGGTCCAGATTTCTGCTGCAGTATTGCTTATAGGTGTTCCTGTAGCAAAAATTACATTTTTGCCACCAGTTTTTTCCATAACACTTTGGCATTTTAAATAAACACCTTGAGACTTCTTGCTAAAACTAGGATCAATTCCCTTTACCCCTCTAGTCATGGCTGTGGCAAAACCAAGATGTTTGTATTCATGGGCTTCATCAACAAGTAAAGCATCTATCCCCATTTTATCAAAGTTATCGACATCATCAACTTTGCGATCAAGCATTTCACGAGCCCTAACTTCTGCATTTTGTTTTGTTACAGCATCTTTTTTAGCGTCTCTTTGCTTATGCTTATCCGTGATAGATTGAGATAACTGCCCAAGTTCGTCATTCAGTTTATCCACTTCATTCTGAGCATTTCGAATAGCAAAATCATCTGCATTAGCATCTTTCATCTGTTCAAGGATATCCATCTTTTCTTGTATCTTATCTTGGATGAAGGAAATTTGTCTTTCATCACTGTCAGGAATACGCTCTAATGTAGATTGTGGTATAACGACCATGTCCCAGTCATTATACTTTATTTTGGCATAAAAAGCCTTACGTCCTTCTGCATCTCTATCACCATCTTCAAGAGTAAGTATCTTTGCCTTTGGATAGAGAAACTTTGCACTGGAAACAAATTGGCCGACGGTAGCATTTTGTACTACGATCATAGGTTTATTGGCTGTACCAAGTCGTCTCATTTCCATAGCCGTAGTAATTAAGGTAAATGTTTTACCTGTCCCTACTTCATGCGCAAGGAGTATGTTTTGAGTGGTACCACGAACAGCTGCCTTAGCTTGATGTGGCAGTAAATGTATTTTATGATTTGCACCGTAGAAAAATTCAGGGACAAAATTGTCCGGTATTTCCTTTGGTACATAGTTATTGAATTTATCATTGTAAATCTTTTCATACTTTTCTGCCATTTCTGGGTTTTGCTGCATTTTTGAACGGGCCCATTCTTTAAAATCAGAACGAATCTCATCAATCTTAGTTGCACAGTTCTGGGTTGCGTCCTTATCTGTGATAGTGGTAGACCCTCCTGTTATGGAATCTTTATAAGTATGAGAAACAACAATCGACTTGTTTTGCATCGCTGCAGTAATCAAATCATGGCCGAAAATAGTTTTATTGAATTTATCGCTATGTACGCCCATCGAACGATTTTTCTCTGTATCGTATCCATATACATCCGGAATGATCCAAGTACCGCCAATATTTTGGGTCTTGATATCTACACCCGTTTTATCCTTAATATAGTTATCATATAATGAAGGTTCCAACCATGACGAACCAAGGGTGAAATCTATCAGATGAGATGGGATATTCATTGGAATAACCTTTTGCAATGCTTTAATGTTTGCATTGTATTGCCCTTTTTCATTATTTTCCTTAGCCTGGTCTAATTTCTCACGTACATTGCCACTTAGATATTCATAAGAAACCTCTAAATGCTGATTTACAGGATTTTCAAAACCTAATCCTTGTGTAATAACATCATGTTTTAGGTCTTCCTCACTTCTGTTAAGTTGTTCGCTCAAAAAAGGAAGATCAACACGGCCGAATTTATAAATGCTAGTAACAATACCTTCTTTTACATTAGTCGCTTTAGGCTCTGTCTCTTTGGTAACAACACGTTTGCTAAAAATATCACTCTTTGTATATTTGGCTTGACGGTTGCCTTTATCATCATTGTATTCGTTGTATGATTCAAGAGCGGATATAGTGGAATAGTCAATATCATTTTTCAGAAAAGATATTGCAGTATTCTTGTTAAAATGACCATAAGTATTGACAAAGCTATCATAAGCTTTATTTAGCTTATCAAGAAGTGGCTGTAACCCTTTATCATCTTCGTGAGCTGACTCGTAGTTTAGAACTTCATTAACAGCATCTTTGATAGCTGTGTAGCTATTAAAACAATCAACCTTAGGATGTCCCTTGACTTTCTTCCCGTTATCATTCAACGGTACAGCCTGGCCATACGTAGCCACACATAACTGACCGTCCTTGTTTACCAGAAGACTGCCTTCCTTTATATCCGGACCTAAATCTTCGTAGACTTTTTCTTCATGTTCTTCTGTAGAAACTGCATTAGACTGGGCAACCTTGTTATCTGTATCCTTCATGTTGCTAACCCAATCTTCCATGCGCTGCTTCTGATTGATACCACGTTGGGGAAACAGACCTTTACTTGTTGGCCGGAATGTATCTCCATTTTCAAAGCCAAATTTCATCACGCCACCCATATTTTCAGGATGACGGATAAAATAGGCATTATAAACCATTGGAAGTTGCTTGTAAACAGTTTTCCCCTTTTTGATCTCTCCAGTATCATACTCTGCAGTACGTTCTGCAGATACATCACTAATGTCTATTGCATGTGCAGAAGTCTTTCCATTCAAACGTTTTCTGATAACAATGATATCACTGGTAGCAGATGTACCTCCAAAAGTTTTGTTGTTCATTCGGAAGGCTCCTATAACATCAGCGCCACCATCACTGGTTATCCAATTACGAAGTTTCTGCGAATTGTCTAAAGTGCCATTAGAAGTAATAAAGAGACCTATGCCTCCATCACGGAGTTTGCGGACATTCTTTGCAATACAGAAATCATGTATATCATGAAATTTTTGAGAAAGGTCCTTATCTCCTGTCGTATCTTGTACTCGAAGGCCTGTAACAAAAGGAACATTGGTAATAGCTAGGTCTACAGACCCATTCGGTATTTTTGTTTTTTCAAACCCTTGTACATCTACTTTTGCATCTGGATAAAGAAGAGAAAGGATATTGCCGGATGTATCATCAATTTCAACAGCATGAATATTGCTGCGATCACTCATATCCTTTGGCATCAATCCCAGAATATTTCCAATTCCTGCTGATCCTTCTAGAATATTGCCACCCTTGAATCCAAGAGACTTAGCAATATCCCAAAGAGTATCGATAACAGGCGCTGGTGTATAATAAGCACTGTTACGGCTCATTATAGCCTGATCATAAGCATCATCACCTAATAAATTACGAAGCTTTTGTGAGTTGGAATCATCCTCTTTAAAAGCCTTTCCAAGTCCTCCCCAGCCACTGAACTTCCGAAGTGTAGACATCTCATTGGAAGTTGCTTTGCGCCCTTCTGTAATGAGTTTCTGCATCAATTCAATGGCATCAATGTTTGCCTGAATACGACTGTCTACATCATGCGGAGCATAGTCTTTTCCTCGTTGAGCATGATTGTTACTTTGATTCTTTAATCGTTGAAGTCCAGACTGCACAGACCGATCCGGTTCAGTGCGTTTTCTTCCTCCTTGCTGTTCAAGTCTTCGATTTTCTTCCCGGCCTCTTTCGCTACTTCCTGCCTGCTCTTTTGAAGAATCTCTTTGAGATTGACTACTGTCGGTTGACAATCTTTTGGAGCGTAACTCATTAGTTCTTTGTAATCCATCTTTATTTTCTTTTTTATTGTTACTATTTTTGAAGAAACTATCAAACAAACCTGGTTCCTGTTCCAAAGATACATCTTTTTTATCAGAAATTATTGGTTTCTGTTCTTTTTTCTTTAAATCATTTAAGAGACCTGCTGTTTTTGCTTGTTGTATAGTAGGCTTATGTTGTTCTATAGTTGCTTCGTTACTAATTTGTTCCGCAGTATCGAGCAAAGAAGGTCTAACTTCCTTTCCTTCTTTTCCTATTGTTGCAACATTAAAAGTTCTTACCTCATCATAAGGGGACATATCTTTAGAAATATCATCCATTTCTGGCAGATCGCGTGCTCCATTATAAAACGCTTTTAGATAAGGGCGAATGGCATCCCCCATATCAGCAATCATTCCTTTAGCATAATCAGCAAATTTACGAGCTCCTTTCTCAATATGATATACAGCCATTTCTGTACCGATAGCAAGTATCTCAGGATCTATCCCCATATTGAGATTGTTGAGTTTCGCTTTCATACGTTTTTTCAACTCCTCATACCGTTCATCTGTAACGAGACGGTTCTTTTGGGTCTCAACAGTGTCTGTCGTATTGTCGATGACGCTGTTTTTCTTTTCTGATACGTCTGCGTCAATGACAAATATGTCTCCATCTGCGTTTTTTAATACATTACGTGGACGCAAATCGCTTACAGTATATTGTCCATTAGAATACTCTGCTTCCTTTCTCGTAAGTTCAAAACCTCGTTCGTGCATATACTTTTCTATTTCATCATCTGATGCGAATACCGCATCATTGACAAACTTCTGCGTATATACAGGCAATACTGTACCTTTTTCTGATATACTTGTTAATCCTGCAAAGGTTAACTTTGTATCTGGAAATAATTCATTGTATAGTTTTGCGCTCTTGAAATTATCGGCAAGTCTGCCACGTGAGTGCATGAGGTTGTTTACCTTATACAGTAAACCATGTTCTTCATCAATATAATTATCACTCTCGTTTCCGCTTTGGAACGGAGTATGTTTCATAATATCAGAATAGGGAATCCAAAGACCGTTCTCTTTTGCGAACGTCCTTGCATCATTCTCTATTTGTTCAATGCTGCGTGCATCTCGTTGTGCCTGCGCAACTCTTCTTTCCAGTTTATCGACTTCGGGTCTCGCTCCAGATACTTTTTGTTCCTCTTCACTTGTTGTTTGTGAATCTCGTTGAAGTACGGGTGCTCTTTGGTCAGTTTCTTTATTGTCTCCATTTTCTTTACTCTTTGCTGCAAAGTTAGCATTATTTTTTAATACATCATCATTTTCTTCATCATTTTCGTGTTTATTATCTTCAACCATTTTCGTGGCATTAGGAATGTGGTCTGTCTTCACATTGGCATACTCCGCAAAAGGTTTTGTCTTGCGATGTGAGCTGTCTATCCACTTTTCAAAGTCCTCTGCATTTACGGATGTGACCTTATTTTCAGGGTGCTTTTCTTTCCAATCAGGAGAATAGTTAGCATAATATGCTGATTCGGCTTCGTCAATATCATTAAAGCCAAGCATAACCTTATGCTCATCGAAAGTTCCATCTTCGTTATACTGGTCAACGACAAATATCCTCCTTCCGTTCCATGCGTCAAAATCATCAGAGAGAAATACGTCTATGTGGTCACCGTCCACGCCCTCCGTACCACGGATATAGCCATAAGTATTCTGCATGGTAATGCTCCAAGGATTGCCGTTTGCATCCTTTCCACTGCGTTCTGAACCTTTCGGATTCTCAACGGTAATATCAAAACTTCCAATCTGTACATGACCTTTCTTATAATTGCCTGCTTCTTTCTGCGCATCTGTAGGATGGATGTCTACATCTTTACAAACTTCCTCAATAGCCTTATTGACTGAAGGCTTTTCGGGATGATCGTTATTTTTTAATTCTGTGGTTTCTCCGTTTCCGGATTCAGATGATGAATGTGATTCTTTAGAAATTTGCTCTTTTGAGCGTCCTCCTTCGTGTAGGTTGCCTTGGTCTTGAACATTGTTTTCAATTCCTCCTCCACGCTCGGCAGATTCTGTTCCTTGCGTATCTGGTCCTCTGTCTTTATCATTTCCTGGCTCTCGCTGTCTCCCTTGTTTGCTCTCATAAGCGTCAGAGTCCACATCATTGCTTCTTTCCTGTCCATTGTATTTATTGTTAATTGGTTTATATTCTATGTCAAATACCTTACGTATCGCATCAGCTCGCTTTAATTGTTCCCCCGGGGTTTCACCACCGAAAAGATCAGGCTGTGTTTTGCCCTGTACAAGATCAAAATAATCAGAAAGTGTCTGTTGCATTCCCTTCATCTTCAAACCTTGTAATCTGCATGCTAACTCAAAGGCAAGGTTACTATAGTGTTCTGTTGGTAAAGAACTTTCGGTAAGACTTGTCTGATGAGTATATCCCTGCATTGCACGCTTTGCCTCTTCATAGTTCTTAGCCTGGGCAAATTCCGGCGCCGATTTTGATGCTTCATACCATACTTCAATGGCATTCTGTATCTCTGGTAAGATTCTATCATCCTCAGCACTGTCAAAGTCACGCATGAATGTTGAAAGAATAGCCTTCTGTGCCTTTGCCGGCATTGCATTGAACATCGTAGGCAAATCACTTACCCCACCTTGGAACAAACTTTGTTTAAGAATATTCTGCAAGTCCATCTTGGCTTCCGGAGTAAGATTGCCCTTTGTATCAAATGCGCTCTGTACCTGGGTTGGCGAAATAGCACCTTGGTTACTAAGCCATGTGATAGCTTTGTTGCCGTTGGCAGCCATCAAATCATTAATACTTTCATCCTCATCGCTGCTGCCTAAAAGAACATTAGCAAAACGCCCTACCTTATTACCTAAAGTACGTGAAGCTGTTACAGGATCAATACGTTCAACTCCTCCACTCTCGTTATCTTTGGAAGTAAGCTGGCCTAAACGGATAGCCTCTTCATCCGGAACGTTTAGTTCATTGACCATGACAGGATGCTGTATCTTGCTGAGAGCGTCCTTATCCAGACCGTTTTCTTCCGCATGGTCCATAAGATATTTCTTATAAGCGTCCTGCGCTTCTGAATAAGCCGGAGAGGAATACATCAATTTAAGGGCGTCACTTCTATTGTTGCCCTGTATTACTTCCCCGTGAGTATTAACAGTAGGCGCTGAGAACTGGTAAGCGCTTCCGTCTCCTGTAATCTCTTTTGGATTTATATTGGCTGCAATCTTTTCTGCTGCCATGGAAGAAACATTATCCGTACGGTTCTTTGGCTGGGCTTCATCAATAAAGAAAGATGGATTACGCTGGCCGTTGAGGTGAGAAGGCTGCAGCTGGTCCGCATCAATTACTTTAAGATGTCCTTGAACGGTATCTTTGTTAGAGAACTTTACGTTGCTTTCTTTTCCTGTAAGTCCTTCTGTTGCGTCCTGACGCTGTATCTGATGCCCATTGACAGAACGGAAGCCACGAGAACGGGCATCCGCTGGCTTATCATTAGTGACATCCGGAACTCCTTTAAGTTTCTCACGCTCTACCCTTGCATTTTCTTCGTCCTCAGCTTTGGCCTTTTCTTTAGCCTCGATTACTGCCTTACGTTCTTCATCGTCTTTCTTCTCTGCGTCTATTTGACGATTAGCCGGCACAGACTGTACTGATTGCCAATACTTTTTTTGTTGTTCCAGCTGTTTCTTTCCATCTGCAAGTTGCTTATAAGTATCAGCATTGGCAATGTCTGCATCAAAATCATCATTGTCATCAAGCTTATCTTGCTTTTTCTGAATATCTTTTATCTGTTTGTCTAATCTATTAATCCTTTTACCGATTTTGTGCTTTGTAATGTCTTCATTGTTCTGATAGACTTCTTTTAATGCATCATAGGTATCTTGAGGTGCTGCCTGCTCCCAATTATGAACGGCAGTAATATTGCCTTTATTGTCCGAGACATTTTGCACAGGGATGCGGTCTATTGCTCTTTGTTGAACTTGGGGCTGCTCTTTCTTTTCTTCTGATTCAGATGGCTGTTGTACATCTTTTTCTTGTTTATCCTGTTCGGTGGAATTTCCATTATCAGGTACAAAATTTCCATTATCCGTTATATTATTAACATTATCCGTTTCTTTATTGCCGTTTTCTGTTCTAATATTAGCGTCATCCGTACTAGGTGAAATGAGTTGATCGCTCGTATAAGGTTGAGTTATTTTACCATTAACAGGACTATCCGTCTGTACCATATACTTGTTTTCCAAGTCATCATAGCCGGTTATTACTCCATGAACCGGAGCTCCATTGTCACCATTGACCTGAACATCATCACCAATATTTGGTTGTGCCTGGTTTGATTCAATGTTATTTGATTGTACGTTGGTTTCCTTATAGTTATCAACTCCTTGTTGAAGTTCTTGTTTAGCAATAGAAACAGCTTGCTGATTTCCATCGATAACAGCAAGTACATTCTCTTGGTTTTGGTCTGGGCCGATAATTTGTGCTGCATGCTGTTTGCCATCATCACCAAGAAATGTATAATTATCGCCGGTATTGAAAGGCAACACTCCATCAATTTGTTCGGCCTTTTCCTGTGAGAACTGCTGGCGGATATTATTTGCAGCTTCTTGCTTTTCCTGTTCAGGGTCAATAGGTTCATCAACACTTTGTATCTGATCCGCTGACGTCATTTCTAGTTTGCCGGTGGCTCCGTCACGAATAATAATACTATCATCAGAATTGGCTTTGTCAACCATGGAACCATCCTGCATCATTTGCATCTTACCGGATACAACATATACTGGACGGTCATCCAGCTTCATAGTAGCCGGATGAATCAGATTGTCCGACTTGTTTACATGACTGTCTACAGCAGCATTACTATCTTCGACACGGCTTTCTATATCATCATGTGCATTGTTAATCATGCCGTCATAAGCAGCTTTAGCGTTGGTATAATCCAATATAGCTTGTTGTTTTGGCTGATCAGCATTAGTATTACTGATAAAGGACATAGGATCTTTATCTACATCAGCAATGGCAGAGTCACCAACCATACTACTTACTTTCTGACGTTGTAATTCGTATTCTCTTTTGATATTATTCATATCGTCCGGCTGGTCAACATCAGTACCACGTATATAGGAAGTTTCTACCTGCTTTTCGTCTTTTGGCTTTTTAGGATCGTTCATCATGGCATTAACGCCATAAACCATACCACGATAGTACATCCTGTTCATGGCGTAGGAACTTAATGCCTTTTTCTGTTCTGGTGTCATTGACTGAGGCGTGATCTTATCAGTAACACTTTCATTGTCCCCGGAACTGACGGCATTATCAAGCTCACGATCGACATTATCCTTGACACTGTCCCATTTGTCACCAAAGGCCTGCGCTGCACGATTGGCAGCTTTATGGACGCTATGCTTGCTGCCGGCCACATCTGCAAGGTAAGCAGCACCACCGGTGATACTACCAAAACCACAACCCAAAGACAGGGCAAGAGCTGTGTCCTTCATATTCTGCAGGCTCCAAATGTCACTCAGGGACTGGTCTCCGGTAGCAATAGCGCTGGCAGAATTACCAAGCATCTCTTCCATCCATTCTCTGAACGGACCTTGCAACTCAAATCTGTTACGTATGTTCTTATATATTTGGAAGCCTTTACTTCTATCTGCACCTGCAACAAATCGATTGACAGCTCCTAAATGTACCTTGTCAAGTGCTTTTTGAGCAACCTTATTCATACCATGGCCAACAGAAGGAAGATACTCGCCCCAATACTCTGACCAGTTGTTAAACATCGCATCAGCTGTTGCCTTATATAAAGATTTACCCCAGCTTTCTCCGCCCTTCTGTCCGGTGTATTTCACCTGCCCGGAATTATCCAGGCCTCCTTGTGCATCACCAATATGGCGGTTGATAGTATCTGCAGCAACACTTTGCCCTTGTATGGCAACAGTAGTCATACCGGCGTCAACCATATCACTCGCAAGTCTGCCACTTATTGCAGAGAAAGTTTTACCCATAAACTTTTTCCCTGCTAATTTTGGAAGATTACGTGCTAGGGTGCCAGAGAGTGATTTAGCTGCAATTTTACCTAACCCCAAAGCTCCACCCATAGCTATCTGGACCATGAAAGGAATCATTTGTCCTGTTGTCTGACCTACTAACTCATAGGCATCACTAAGCGGATATTTATCCTTGACTTGATTATTTAATGCGGCTGCCTGCAAAAGCTTCATTTGTGCACTATTGGCATTATGATGCTTATAAGCTTCAACAGCCTGGAGCATTTCTTTGCTGTTATTCAAAGCTGTAACACCTGAATCCCAGTTATTAATGTCGGTTAATTCTTTACCAGTTCTTCTTGCAGTCTGTGAACCATTACGAACAAGCCAGCTACTATTCTGTTCATCTTGCTCTTTATGAAATTCCTTAAGGTGGCTTTCTGTGTCATTGAGCATGTTGTCTATGGCAGCATAAGTCCCGACATTGTTCTTTTCATCTTCCTTAGTTCCGACGAGGTATGGGTCACCTTCATTTTTGCCCAAGGCTCCCATGTTAGCAATGTCAGTTCCTGCGTCTTGGTCTGACTGCATCTTGGCATTTGACAAATCTTCATTGTTTTGGTCTCTTTGTCTGTCAACAAAAGCCTTCATCAGTATAGAATTGGCATTATCATCACCAAGACTGCGAATTTCACGAAGACGATGAACGGCGTCTTCCTTAGTTTGGGGATCACTGGATGTAAGGGCATCAAAAAGCTTGTTACTCTCATCTGCAAGACTACCATTCTTTGCACTTTCTGCTATGTCAGCTTTCTTTTGTCCGATTACCTCATCTTGTGCTTGTTGGCCATACTCCCTTACATTGCCTTCATCAGAAGTCATACCGATAAGAGGTTGCCCATTTTCATTTGTTACAAGATTTCCTTGTTCATCACGCTGCACGGTTGGTGCAAATGCGGGAGAACCCGTAATATCACCATAACGATCTTTATCCATGCCGACATCAAGAACATTATGCAATGGCTTTCCTGTAGCTTCTTCATATTGAAGATTATCCTGCATTTGCTGGGCAGTTTCTTGCATTCCGGATGCCTTTTGTGCTTCAGCATCGCCCTTGATGCCTTTATCAAGCATATCTGTCTGGTGCCAATTAGCACCATACTGTTGAGTATTTTGATTGTTAGTATTATTTAGTCTGTTTTTCTGGGCAGTGATACCTTGCTGAACAGCATGCCTTACATGAGGATTCGTGACATCATCATTCATAGCCTGAATATTCCCCTCAGTCTCTGTAGCACGTTCTTTAGCTGTATCACCAACCATTTTACCGGAACCGACAGCATCCGTATCAAGTTGTCCCCACCCACTAGGTACAGAAGGTCCGGCTGGCTTGTTAGAAGAATATACATGGCTGCTCTTCCGATTAGCTGTATTATATTCATCTACTCCCAAATGAGCACGAAATTGATAAGGATGACCTACGTTGGCGCCATTATCTTTTAGCAGCTTCCATATATGACTGTTATAATTTCGGTCATCCATCTTTTTTTGGAACTCACCGTAACTCTTTGTCTTGCTAAATTGATTATTTTGTTTGAGGAGGCTGTAAGCTTCTCTTAATTTCTTATCGTCTGGCATTGTGTAATTGATTTTAGTTAGTTAGAATGAATGTCCTGCTCCCCAACTTTTACTCTTAGGCTGAGGTGCTGCACCATACTTCTGTTCCAATTCTGCTGCTATTCCTGGGATAGTACGATTTTTATAGACTTTATTATTATATTCATCCTTGACAGGGTATTGAATCTTTATCCCATGCTTTCTCGCTTCTCTTACGACTGCAGTAGCCATATCATCTTTGGACGTGAACGAATAGGTCTTACCGCCAAGTGTAAGATGATATTTGTTTTTATCACCTCCACTTCCATTCTTTCCACCCTTGCTGCCACTATGTGCTGCACGAACAAGAGCTGCACGCCCTTCCTGATAGTCTTTGGTAGCTTGGGCTTTAAGAGTTTTGACACGTTGTCTTTCTGTCGCAGTCTTAGCACCTTTCAACTGTGCATCAAGCTGTTTCTCCTGTCCTTCGTATTTCGCATCAATCTCAGCGATTTTGGCAGTTGCATTGGTTTTTCGTGCATTAGCATCGTTAACACCCACCTGTGACGTAATGAGCTTGTCTTTAAAATCACTATCTTTTGTTTCTCTAGCATCCTTATTGTATGCCAGTTTAGTGTCATTCTTCTGCTTCTCTGCTGCAAGATCACTGTTATACTTGTCATTCTGCAAGTTTAGTTTCTTCAAAGCATATTCTAATCTTGCACTAGAATTGCTTTCTCTATTAGCTTTTTCTTTATCTAATATAGTTTGCAATCGGCTGGATAAAGAAGTCTTAGGATCATACCCATTAGGAGCACCCTTAGAAGTATAGTGTAAATTGGCAAGAGAAGAAACGCCGTCACCTAGGGCTGCAAATATTTTCTGCCACCGTTCATACTTTTCACGTTTCTCTTTCTGTTCAGGTGTTTCATCCTGTCCCATACTCTTACCTTTTCTATCCAGCAAGTCCATCATCTGTTGGAATGTAAGATCTTTCTTTTTGGCAATGGCATCTTCTACTTCCGGATCATATCCGGTAGACTGTGGTGTCTCTTTTTGAGATGATGTTTTTGGGGGAGCTGGTTGAGCATCATTCACCGCCGGAGCAGAAGTATCAGCCGGTTGTTGGCCAGTAGTACCATCATCCTTTTTATACGGTCCTGTATACAATAATACGGGATTGCGCTTCACACCTTTTTTATCCTGTTCGGCTAACTTAGGAGCAACTACTCTACTATAATACCCATTTGGTAAAAGGTGCATATGAGTATTATCATTTGCCGGAGCCTGCTGGACTAACTGCGGATGAATATCCGTGTCATGTGGAGTTACTACGGAAGGAGTATCAGGTGGTGTAGTAACTGGAGATGGTGTTACCTCTGGCTGAGCGTCAGGATTGGCAGCATTAACAGTCGCTGTAGCAACAGGAGTATTATTTGCTCCTGCTGGTGTTGTAATAAGTTGTGGATGAATATCTGTATCTTTGGGATTAACAACGGAATATCCGCTATCCTGTTGAACACCTCCGGCCCCGGTAAGGTGATTGCCATTGTCTGGTTGAGCCGATGTCCCCAATATAGCCTGTTGAGTGGTTGAAATATTATTCTTGTCTGCCATATTAATCTTTTTTTGATCCGGTAAGTTCATTGCCTACAGCTGTTGTACTGGGGTTGAATGCATCTGCAACACCGTTAGCTGCCTGCTGAATATTTTTGGCTTCGTTCATTGAAAGATTATTGAGTTGAGAGTTCAAGCTACTCTTGTTCTGTTGATACGTCTGTTCTATTTGATCCTTACGAGCATCAGCAGCTGTATTAATATCGCTTACAGCGGAAGATAAAGCCTTATTGTTAGCTTCTTTTGCAGCTGCCGTACTTTCTTCTGTACCTCCCATCACAGCTTGTGCTCCTTCTGCCTGCTGATTGCGGTTGCGAATAGACTGTTCTGTCTGTGTAAGTAACCGTTGAGCATCGGCACGTTGAGTGGCATCCTCGTTATATCGTTGATTATACCAATTTTGATTATCTTCAACTTGCTGATTAAGATTGTTCTTAACTTTTTTCATTGCCTGGGATGCTTTGATACCTCCAAAGATAGAAGCACCTATCTTCATTCCAGCACCCACGGCTGATCCAATTGGAAAGTCTGCCATAATTGTAAATATTTAAAATTATTCTCCAAAGATAAATCTATATCTTTGTAACAACATTTTAAGTATTTACTATTGATATGCCAAAAGGAGCCAAGTATGGAGGGCGGAAAAAAGGAACGCCTAATAAAGCAACAACGTTAACCAAGCAAGCTATTGCTAACCTGCTTGGTGACTATCATGAAAGTGGACTCATGGAGAAAGACTTTCGGGAGTTGGATGGAAAGGATCGTCTGGAGATTGCAACAAAGATGGCTAAGTTTGTTTTGCCACAAATGCAATCCTCATCTATTGACGTTAGTGTCAATGATGACAAAAAGACTCTGTCTGATGAACTGACAGAGTTGGCAAAGGATCCAGACGAAAATGAAAAAGCATAACTAAATCCTACTACTTTAGTTATGCAATAATATTCATTCTTATTTTAGTCCGGCATCTAAATGCGACATACTATCAGCTACAGTCTCATCCAAAAGTTTTGCATAGATTTTCCGGGTAATCCTAGTTGTCGAGTGTCCTAGAATTTTAGCTACGACCTCCATATCAATGCCATCGTTTAATAGCATAGTGGCTCCTGTATGACGAGCCCAGTGAGAGCTGACAGGTTTATCAATCTTAGCCATCATTGCTACAACTTTAAGATATTCGTTGTATTTGACATTTGATATTATAGGTAAATGATAATGATACTTTTTAAGGATTTCCAAAGCAGGTTGTAGAACAAGAAAAGTATATTCTTGATGTGTCTTTCCACGATGGCCAACATACATTAAACGCCCTTTATCATCTTCATGGATCATTTGATAATCAAAAGATTTAAGATCAACATAGCTTAGGCATGTATAGGTTTGGAATACAAACAAATCCCGGACTTTCTCTAAACATTGTGTAGGCAACTTAATATTTCTTAGTCTAAAGAATTCGTCTTTCGTCAGGTATTTGTTGATGCCTCTACTTTCTTTGTCTTTTTCAATGTATACCCATTTGTACGGATTCCTCTTTAAATACCCTTCATTGATGGCATCCAGAATAAAAGAATTCATGAACCTATGATAGTTATTCCACTTAGAATAAGGCTTCATTCCCTTTTTTCTTAACTCTTCATCCATCATGAGTATATTTTGATCTGTAATGTCCGAGAAGTATTTTATTTTACCCCACCCTTTAAAGAAACGCATAAAACGGTTATACCTTTCCTGGCTGTCTTTTGTTCTTCCATACTTTCTTACTTCTGCTCGTTCGTTGGCAAAATCAATAAATGACTTTTCCCCTTCCTGCGCTCGTTTCAAACGTTCAGGTATACCTTCCAAGTTTAAGCAATTTTCTTGCATCATGTCATTAATAACTTTCCGGGCGTCTATCATAATGACTTCAAGCATTCTATTCATCTCCATTGCATCAAACCGGCTTACAACACAATCATGACGCCACTGTTTAGGTAATATACGTACATTAGTACTAATATATTTTTGCTTTCTGTTAAACGAAATTCTTAATTCCACAGGTGCTTCTTTTTCAGAAGACCCTTTGTGTTTACGATCATAAACAAAAGTTAAAATTGGCAAATTCATATATAACAACTATTTTTAATTTAATAATTTGGAGATTGGTAATACATTCGAATTGCAGTGGTAATACATTGGTAATACAAATACATATGATGTTATATTGTAATGTACCATGATATACTACGGTTTCGGATGGACACCCTCCCCCTATAAGTGTTTAGTACACAAATAGTTGTCTTTGAAAGACGAGTAAGTCTATGATTATCAACGAGAAAAGGGGCAGACCTAAGTCTGCCCCTTTTTAATGTGTCGGCGGAAGTAGAGGGATTCAAACCCCCGATACCCAGATAGTGGGTATACCGGATTTCGAGTCCAGCGCATTCGGTCAC